CTTAAAGAGTTAGGCATTGATATTGTATCTGCTGTCAAAGAATGGGCAACTCCGGTTAAAAGGAATAAAGCCACTAGTCAAACCTTACGAATGTCTAACATAGGTAAACCACAAAGACAGCTTTGGTATGACATGCATGAAGAGAGGGACGGCTCAAGTAAAATGGAGCCAGTCACCTTTATAAAGTTTTTGTACGGCCATATTTTAGAAGCTTTATTAATCTTCTTTGTTAAATTAGCCGGACATAAAGTTACTGGAGAGCAGAAACAAGTCTCAGTTAAAGGTATCAAAGGTCACATGGATTGTAAGATTGACGGCGAAGTTGTAGATATTAAGACTGCTTCTGGTTATGCTTTCAGAAAGTTTAAAGAAGGTACTTTACCTGAACAAGATAGCTTTGGTTACTTAGCTCAACTTGCTGGTTATGAAGAAGCAGAGAAGACATCTAACGGTGGCTTTCTTGCTTTCAATAAAGAGACAGGAGAATTAGCTCTTTTTAGACCGCAAGACCTTGACAAACCTAATATAAAAGATAAAATAGATAAGGTAAAACAAATTATTAAATCAGATTATCCTCCTGATTATTGTTTTAACGAAGTATCTGAAGGTAAATCTGGCAACATGAAGCTACCTAAAGAGTGTACTTTCTGTCCTTATAAATTTAAATGCAGGTCTGACTCCAATGACGGAGCAGGGCTTCGTGTTTTTACTTATGCTAAAGGTCTAACTTATTTGACAAAAGTAGTAAAAGAACCTAATGTAGAAGAGGTATTATGAGAGGCAAGAAAGCTAAACAATTAAGACAAAAAAGTAAGTTACTTCTAGTAGAATGGTTAAAGACTATGGTACCAGACGGAGAAGATGTAACTAAAATAACAACCAAGAACTTAGATAAGTTTCTACCTGAACAAACTCATATTTATGCTAACAATAAAATGATGTTGAGTGCTTATTCTTTACGTTGGTTTTATAAACAAGTTAAAAGAAACCCAAACATAACCTTAAAAGATATAACAACATGACCATCAGATATAAGTTTAATGAAGATAAAATCTTACAAGAAATAAAAGCTTATATTGATTCTACTTACGACCAACACTACTCACAAGGTAAGTATCAAGCTACCGATATGATTATAGATGCCGGACACGGTGAAGGTTTTAGTATTGGTAATATTATGAAGTATGCTATGAGATGTGGTAAGAAAGATGAAAAGAAAAAAGAACTACTTAAGATAATACATTATGGCATTATCGGTTTATATGTAGAGGAAAACAATGGAAGATAAAGTAGGAGCAAAAGAATATCTAGGCATTAAGATTAACTATGATAATGAAAAGCTTTTAGATAAATTTAGTTTAGATACTTTAAAGGATAGATATTTTACAGGAGAAGAAACACATGCCCAAGAAGCCTTCGCAAGAGCCTCCGTTTTCGGAGCAACATTCAAAGGAGTTACAGATTTTGAACTGGCTCAGAGACTTTACGATTACAGTTCCCGTTGTTGGTTCATGTTTAGCACTCCTATACTTAGTAACGGGGGAACAACTCGTGGGCTACCTATTAGTTGTTTCCTTAATTATGTTCCTGACAGCAGAACTGGTCTCTCATCTCATTATGATGAGAATATATGGTTGGCTAGTTCGGGTGGAGGCATTGGTGGATATTGGGGAGATGTGCGTAGTAACGGGGTATCTACTGCTCACGGTAGTAAGTCTACTGGTTCGATACCTTTTATGCATGTCGTAGACTCTCAAATGTTAGCCTTTAATCAAGGTGTTACTAGACGAGGAAGCTATGCTGCTTACATGAACATTTGGCACCCAGAGATTGAAGAGTTCATCAACATGAGAAAAGAATCTGGTGGTGATATAAACAGAAAATGTTTGAACCTACACAATGGAGTCAACATTAATAATGAATTCTTACAAGCTATTGAGAATGATGAAGAGTGGCGATTGATAGACCCTAAATCTAATGAAGCTATCAAAACTATTAGTGCTAGAGATTTATGGTGGCAACTATTAAATGCTAGAGCAGAAACTGGAGAGCCGTACATCGTCAACATAGATACTTGTAACAAAGCTTTACCACAAAAACAAAAAGACTTAGGCCTATCTATCAGACAGAGCAATTTATGTTCTGAGATTACTTTACCAACTAACGAGGAGAGAACAGCAGTTTGTTGTTTATCCTCAGTTAATTTAGAACACTTCGATAAATGGTCTAAGAATAAAAATTTTATTAATGATTTAGTTACCATGCTAGACAATGTCTTACAGCACTTTATTGATAATGCTGTCGACACCACACAACTAGGAGAATACAATGCCAACTTTAAAAGATTTACCAAACACATTAAAGAAGGGAAAGAAGGTTTTACTAAAGCAGTTTACTCAGCTTATCGAGAAAGGTCGATTGGTTTGGGTGCGATGGGATTCCATGCTTACCTCCAATCTAAAGAAATACCTTTTGAAAGTATGTATGCTACTGGCTTCAACCACAAAGCATTTAAACATATCAAGACAAAAGCTCTGGAGGCTTCTCAAGGACTTGCTGAGTCACGGGGAGAGGCTCCTGATATCTCTGGTAGTGGGCTTCGTAATGCTCACCTTCTCGCTGTTGCTCCTAATGCCTCTTCTAGTATTATTTGTGGTGGAACATCTCCTTCGATTGAGCCATACAGGGCTAATGTTTATACACACAAAACTCTTTCAGGTAGTTACCAAGTTAAAAATAAATATCTAGAAAAGCTTTTAAAATCTAAAGGCTTGAAAGGTAAGAAGCTAACTGAGCTATGGAAAGATATAGCCGGTTATGATGGGTCAGTACAACATCTAGATATCCTGACAGCTGAAGAGAAAGAACTATTTAAAACGGCCAATGAGATAAACCAGATTTGGATAGTAGAACATGCTTACAAAAGACAAGACTTTATTTGTCAGTCGCAATCAGTAAACTTATTTTTTATTTTACCTAAAGCTACTGAGCCTCAAGCAGTCCATGATGATTACATGCAGTATGTTAATGATGTGCATTGGTATGGAGCTTGTAAGCTTAAGTCTTTATATTACTTTAGGTCTAATGCTGCAAGGAATGCAGAGAATGTTAATATTAAAATACCTCGTATTAAACTAGACGAAGGTTGTATAGCTTGTGAAGGATAGGTAAATGAATTGTTGGCATTGTAGTACAGAATTAATATGGGGTGGAGACCACGACATTGAGGAAGAATGTTCAGAGTATAGTATAGTTACTAACCTGTCTTGTCCTAAATGTGAAGCTTTTGTAGAAGTTTATTATAAAAATGGCAACTAGATGGACTTCAACTAAAAACCATGTCCCTGTTACTGGTGTCAGGGGTAAGAAGACCTCTCAAGGACAAGGTAACTTAGCAACATCTACGATGAACAAACACAAACGAAGAAGTTTTAAAAAATATAAAGGCCAAGGCAGATGACTATGTTTGATAAAAGAAGAATCAGTGATAATAAATATCAAGTTTATTTTACTGGCTATGAACACCCTCATGTCAAGGCTGGTTATAAAGTAGTAGAGGTAGCAGAAAAAACTAAGTATGCTTATCTTAAATTATTTAATAAGAACATTAAGTTACCCATAACAGTGTGGGATGAAATGAAAAAAGGAGCTAAGAAATTAGAAAATGAATAATGAATTATTTGAAGCTTTGTATGAAAAATACTCAGCACAACAAAAGATAGCTAAGACTAATCTTAAGCTATACATTACGAATCCTGTTGCAGTAGCTGACCACCCTGATGTGGTTGAGACTATTGATAGGTTATTTAAAGAATATGCGGAAGCACAAGAGTACATTAAAATATTAAGGGAGTTAGATTATGAGTTTACTAAATAATAGAGAATACTATAAACCGTTTGATGATGCATGGATGTTTGATTACTACGTTCTACAAAATCAAATGCATTGGATGCCAGAGTCCGTGCCACTACATACAGATGTTAAAGACTGGCAAGACCTTTCGGATGTGGAAAAGAACTTACTAACACAAATCTTCAGATTGTTTACTCAGTCAGATGTTGATGTTGGTGCAGGTTACATTGATAGATACATGAGAATATTTAAAAAGCCAGAAGCTCGTATGATGATGGGTTCCTTTGCAAACATGGAGTCTATCCATCAACATGCTTATAGTTTATTACTTGATACTGTTGGTATGCCTGACAATGAATACAAAGCTTTTGCTGAGTATGAAGAGATGTCTGACAAGCATGAATACATTAATGATATTAAAACCACAAGACAAGATAAAAGAAGTATAGCTAAAACCTTAGCAGTCTATTCAGCTTTTACCGAAGGGCTACAATTATTTAGTAGCTTTGCAATCTTATTAAACTTTCCAAGGTTCGGTAAGATGAAAGGTATGGGACAGATAGTAACTTATTCTATTCGTGATGAGTCTATGCACGTTGAAGCTATGACTAAACTGTTTAGACAATTTATTCAAGAGAACATAGAAATCTGGAATGATGACTTTAAAAAAGAAATATATGATATCTGCAGACAGATGGTTGATTTAGAAGATAAATTCTTAGACTTAGTTTTTGAGATGGGTAACATCCAAGGTCTAACAAAAGAAGATATGTATAAATACAATCGTTACATTGCAGATAGAAGACTTTTACAATTAGGTCTTAAAACTAATTACAATCAAAAAGAAAATCCTCTTACTTGGTTAGATGAAGTTATGGGTGTTGAACATCAGAACTTCTTTGAAGGCCGAGCCACTTCTTATATGAAAGCTGGTTTAAGAGGTAGACAAGATAAAGTTACCTTTAGTAACTTAGAAAATATAAATGAATAATAAAGAAGCAAACTTAATTAGCTTTAAAGTTTTATTAACTAGAGAAAACAAAGTAGTAACAGAGCTTAGCATGTTACCTGAAAACAAGATTGATGTTATCTTTCCTTTACATGAAAGAGAAATTATTAAGAGTATTGTTAGGAATGGTAAAGTTAAACTTGAACCTCTACATAGATTTCTAGAAAAAGAAGTTAATGCCTTGAAAAACTAAATCTGTTAAAAAATGACCTCACAGGTTCGCTTGTATTGAACGTAAAGCATTCAAGCAATACTACACGTCCAAAATCTAATAAAATTCCTTAGAAGCGATATCTGTAGCTCTCACAGCATTTAGCCTATATTGTGTAGATTTTTACTGGTTTTTCCTTACCTTTGACAAGAATAGACTCTAACTCTGTTACTTCACCCTCATATTTGCTGATGGTTGCCTCACCTATAACTAAATTTTTACCTACTGTTTTACATGAAGACTCTAATCGAGCTGCTAAGTTACAAGCATCACCCAACACACTATATTCAAAACGAGATGCACTTCCCATATTTCCTGCAACAACTTCTCCAGAGTTTATTCCTATACCAATCTCAATATCTAACTGTGCTTCTTGCATTGCGTGTCGTATTTGAAGAGCTGTCTTAATAGCTTTTTGTTCGTGGTCCTCAACATCTACTGGAGCATTCCAAACTGCCATCATGGCATCACCAATATATTTATCTACCATCCCTTCATTAGCTTTGACTGCATCTGCTTGAATAGTTAAAGCTTTGTTCATTATCTCAATAACTTCTTCTGGTTCTAGTTTCTCTGACATAGAAGTAAAGCCTCTGA